CCACTTGAGCGTATCCCCCGCAGTGATCTGTGAGGGCGGTTCGGTCAGGATGTCTGCGGGCATGATCGCAGCATGTCGCGACTGGCGCGGACATATCAGGCAAACGAGTGTCCGCGCTTGCGGCGTTTTTCGGGGCGTTCGATAGTTGGATCACCCGTCGGCTCCACGGTCTGCTGCTGGATCCCCAGCAGCCTGCGCACATGCCGCTCGCTCAGCTCGTAGCGGCGTGCAATCAGCCGAATATGTTCGCCGCGACGAAAGTCTGCCAACACCCTTGCGGCGCGCTCATGCGCGGCGGCGCGGCGCGGCGATTCCCCGGCCTTGCGGATATAGGGCCGCTCCCCTCCCCAGTAGGTGCGCGCGTCGCGCTCCACTTGCCGGGCCACCGCCTCCGGCACTTTCGCTGCAGCGGCAACCCGGTCGATCACGTCACTGATCACGTCTTCGGTGTTATCGTTCATTGGCATCACCAGGTGGTTGCCCAGCGCTTTTTGCGGGCGGGTTGGGTTTGGCGTGGAGCCGACAGCGCGGATTGTTCTATGGCGTTCTGAGCATTCGCGGCGGCATGCTCGCCGTTCGCCGGTTTGAGCAGCCGCGCTTCGCGCGCATCCCAGTCGGCTTTGGTGTGGCGGTGCAGGCGCAGTTCCGGGTGGTGGGTGGCGGCGTAGCTGTACACCCAGGTATCGAGCGGCTCGTTGCGTGGCGCGCCGCGGCGTTTCTCGAATCGGTTTTTCGCCGGGTTGTAGGTTTCGGCGGTGAGGCCGCCGAAGTAGTCGGCGCTGAGGTCGTCGCTGAATCGCACCAGTCGCGCTTCGGGTGCCTTGTCGGCATCGGTGCTGAGGCGGCTGTAGAGCAGGTGCTTGATGGCGACGGTGCCGACTGCGTGGATGTGCACGCCGCGCTTGTCCATCTGGCCGCGCCAGTTGAGGTCGACCAGCTTTGGCTTGCCTAAAATTGGGGCGTTGTTTTGCACTGCGCCGAAGATGGCCATCGGCCGGCGCACCAGGTTGTTGCGCACGAAGGCCTTGACCGCTTCGGTGCGGTGCCCGCCGATATCGAACGTGGAGGCCTCCACACGCAGCGTGCCCCCGAGTGCGTGCTCGATTGGGCGGTTGAGCAGCTCAACCACGGACAGCCACACCGCGTCGTCGGCCGGGTCGCCCGGCAGCTCGACATAGTCCAGTGTCCAGCACGGCCCCACGCGCCCGTTGGCGCCGCGGCCCCAGCCGATGATGTGCACGGGGATGCGATCGTCTTGGGTATCGCAACCGGCAGTGACGGCCAGCACTTGCGGCGGTGCCAGTCGCAGGCGGTAGGGCTCGGCGCGGTCACGGATGATGTTGTGTTTGACCTGGCGCATGGCCGGGTCTTCCCAGCTTTCAGCTAGGCGGGAATTGCAGAAGGTCTTGAGCTTGGCGGGGTCGCCTTGCGCCTTGCGCCACTCCTGCACCAAGTCAATCCAGCGCGGCCCCAGGCCGATCTGGTAGTACAAGCAGTTGATGGTGTAGCCGCGGATGGGCGAATCTGGGTTCTCGGCGATCCAGCGGCCGCGCAGGATCATCTGCGTTTTGTGGTGCTCTTCGATCATGCAGCCGTTGACGCTGCAGGAGTACCAGCACTGCTTGCCGTCTGGTGTCCACTGCAGGCCGGACCATTCCAGCGCTTGCATCTCCCCGCAATGCGGGCACGGCACGTGGTACTTGCGCTGGTCTGACTCGTCCCACTTTTTATCGATGCGGCTGACGCCCTTAACCGAGGGCGAGCTGATGTACAGGCGCTTGTAGGTGGCCGGGAACGCGCTGGTGCGCTCGTCCAGCATTTGCACCGGGTCGTCGCCGGCTACGGTGTTGGCTGCGAACTCGTCGAGCTCGTCGACCACGAGCAGGCGCACGCTGTTGGACTTGAGCCGCTGCGGGCTGCCGGCGTGCTCGATGTAAATCAGGCCGCCTGCGAAATCTTTGAAGTGCCGCTGGTTGGCGCTGTCGCGGCTGGCGGTGCTGCGCAAGGCTTTCTGCAGCGCATCGCAGGTTTCCAGCATCGGGTTGAATTTTTGCGACACCCACTTTTCGCGCGAGGGCTCGCCGGGCAGCGCCACCATGATTGGGCACGGCGCGTGGTCCATGTAATAACCGACGACGTTGAGCGCAATTTCAGTTTTGCCGAACTGCACTGGCCAACGCAGCACGGCTTCGTGGACGCCGCTGCGTGCGCTCATCGCGTCCATCGGCTCTTGTAGCGGGGGATTGCGACTGGTGCGCCAGCGGCCCGGCTCTGCGCTGCCCTTGCCGCTGAGCACGCGGTTTTGATCTGACCAGTCGCTGACCAACAGGCGCTTGCGCGGGGCGATTGCCTTGGCGATGACCCGGGCGATGCGGACGCCGCTCCGTGTTGGAGCTGGCAACACGTCCGATCGCCCGGGCGTCGCCATCCTTACAGCACCCGATGTGGCACGAAGGCCACGCCGGGGCGCCCGAGCTGCTGCGCCAGCTGGTTAATCACCTGCCCCAGCTGCTCCAGCTCGTGCTGCTGTTCCCGCAGACGCCGGCAAACGGCCTCCAGTTCGTCCAGTTGCAGCAACATCACGCCGCGCGACGGCGGGCTGGCGTTGGCCGCCAACCGTTGCAGCAGCTGCACATCCTTGCGTCGCTGGTTGCTGATGGCTTGCAGGCGCTCCATGTGCTGTGTGTAGCGCCCTAGCGCTTCGAAGTCGCTCATCACGCGGCCCACGCCAGTGGTGCGGCGATCGATGCCGATGCCTGTTGGCGGAAGCGGGTGATGCACTGGCCAATCCACTCGCCCTGATTCAAGCCCGCCGGCGGGGCACGATCGCCACCCAACATGGTCACGCCATGTGGCCCGTGGAGACCGTCGGCGAGCAGGTAGCGTGCGCGCACAATGGGAATGCGAAACCCGCTCTGTAGTGCATGGATCATGCGCGCCATCGGATAGGCCAGATCGCCGCGGCGCCGGCACCAGCCGGCATACAGCTCATATAGGTCGCGACTCAGCACCGGGCCTGCCTCTATGCCCTCCAGCTCGCCGCCGTCCAACGCCGCCAGGAATGCGCCAACGCTATTGGCCGGCGCGGCGGCTGGGTGGGCATCGGGCAACAGACGGTCGTGGGCGTCGCACTCGGCGATCATGTCAACGCCGTGATGGCGGATGCTGGCGCGGTTGGCGCTGGCGAGGCAACGCGCATGGTGCATGCCCATCGTACGCGCCGCTTGCAGGATGGCGGTGAAGGTGGTCTTGGCCGCGCGAATCTTGCTGGCGCGCTGCCAGTCTTCGTCGACCTCGGCCACCGGGGTGCGAGTGGTGGTCGGCATGGCGCCGGTCACCAGCGCGTCATAGGCGCGGATGACACGCAGGTGAAACGCCGGACTGATCCACATGGCGTAGGCGTAGACCAGTTCGCGGACGGCGTAGGTGCCTTTGCCGTTGATAGACTCGACCGGCTGCACCGGGAAGCTGCACAGATCTGTGCAGCTCAACCATTCTTCAGCCAGCTTGGTAGTCGCATCCAAGCGCAGCCAGCTACCAGGCCGGGTGTGATCCTCGCCACCCGACGCCCGGTGCAAATCGTTCAACGAGTACCGGCCAGCGGTGTCCTGGCGCACTTCCACATTCACCACAGTTAGGGTTTTCATGCTTGCTCCATCGCGGATTGCAACCGCTCGAGATCGTTGTTGAGATAATTGGATTGGCCGTCGGTGATGTTGGCCATGTCATCCGCCAGATAGCGGCCGATATCGGCCAGTTGGTAGGCCACACTGTGCTCGTCGACATCCTTGCGGATGATGTTGAACAGCGCCGAAAACCACTGGTAGTGGTCGCGGATCAGGGTGACGGAGTCGACGGCAGACAGCACCGCGCGGCGCGCAGCTTGAATGGGTGTTGCGGGGGGATCGTTCATGGGTGTGCTCCAGTTCGGATGACGAACCGCGCACCACGCTGTCAAACGGGGTGAGCGGACCGAACGGGTTGACAGACCGGTGGAGCACCGGCAGGCCTCACGGCCTCCCATCCGGCCCGCCCATAGGCAAACCAGAAATGAAAAGAGCCGCCAAACGCGGTGTTTGCGGCTCATCGCCGCTCCAGTCAGGCTGTCAAACCCGGCCGCGCTATTGAGCGCGACGCAGGAATGGTAGCCCTGACAATGGCTTGCTGACAAGGCGCGCATCAGTGCGCCTCCGACTTGGCCACGGCGCCGAACGCACGGGCAAGTTCTTGCAGCGCGTGTTCTATCTCGTCACCCAGCAGGCTGCGACACTTGGCTTCATTAGGCTCAGCGGACAACTGGGGTGCCAGGATGTCCGGCAACGACTCCAGGCGGGCACGCAACTGGGTGATGGCGTCGGCGATAGCGCTTTCCACATCAGCCGCCGGCAGCAGCTGGCGCATCGACACTTCGTAATCCCGCCGGGCGGCTTGCGCGTTCCAGTGCTCGCGCTCTGCGCGGCTGGATTGGTACTTCATCTGCTCTGGGCTAGCGGCCGGCAGCGCAGGCTCTTGCTCATCGTCCGGGGCGTCGACGACCTGGCGCGCCGCGGCGTGGCGATCGGCCACCGCTTGATGGCTGGGGGTTGCGGTGGCTTTGATGCGCTCGATCGAGGCCAGCACCATCACGCGCTTGCCGTCGGCAGTCATCACCAGCCGGCCCTGATCTTTGAGCGAAGTGATGTAGGACGGCTTGTTGTTCAGCCGCGCAGCAAAGGCCGCCATGGTTTCTTCGGTGGTCTCATCCACCTTTGGCCGACTTGCTGGGTCGCGGGTTTCGTTGATGCGGGCGATCGAGTCGACCACCATCACTTGCTTGCCGTCCGGGGCCATCACGAGGCGGCCCTGGTCACGCATCAGTTTGACGTACGAGAGCTTGTAACCGACGCGAACGGCAAACGCGGCAAGGGGCTCTATCTCAGGCTGATCAACCACCACTTTCTCCTAAAGAAACAGTGTTAGGGATTCGCGCGCGCGTATGCGGCATGGATGGCGCCTGTGTGATGCCGCATACACTGCCGCATATGGATGGCAGCGCGGCATATGCGGCATATGCGGCATATGCGGCATGGGTAGTCGTGCGCGTTAGCGCGTGAGCGTGATGCCGTGGCGCGCTTGCTTTCGTGCGCGGGTGCCCGTGTGAGGAAGTTGCCGCATATGCCGCAAAACCCAGCAACGGCGCGGTTTTATTGCCGCATATGGCAATCCGCATATGGCGCATATGCCGCATAGACAGGGTCACGTGTGCCCCCTGTACTCGCTTAGGTCGTGCCGGAAGGCGGCCACGTGGTCGCCGAAGACGGTCTCTTGGGTTCTGCCGTCGTCTACGCTGGCGTCCCCCATCAGCAGGAAGCCGTGTGGGCCGTGCCGGGTTTGACCCACCGAGTAGAACGCGCGCTTGGTTTTGACTCCGCGCTTGCGTTCCAGCGCGTGCACGAATCGCGGGCAGGGC